GTCGAAATAGAATTATGGGGTTACCAATGAGGGCTCGACCACGCCCTCACGGTCCCATTAACTTATTTACAATGCTACTGGAAGGTGAGAAACATATCCGAATCGGAGTTTCTCACCTAGTTCTGCCATCTCATTCTTATATGAGACCGCGGGGAATTTATGCGACGGATGTCCGGCTGACATCCAGGCAGCTTTCACTACGGTTTTGAGATGGTTAAAATAATCTTCACCGTGTAGTGTTGCTTCCCTTAAGGACATGTTCACATTGTCATATAGTTGCTCAAAGTTCTTTCCAGGAACTCGAGAGCCTTTCTTGATCCAGTGGACACGTTCTTGAATCGTATCTTGGTCGAGTGGTGCCATCAACAGATTGGGGCTCTGTGGATGTTGCCGCCAGCAACGTTTCAGAAAGGACACGTCCTTTTCTTCTACGTATTTGGGTGCTTCTTTGTAGTGCGTTTTTGCAGCGTCAGTGTAGACAACGCCTATTGAAGCGAGATAATCTCCGAAAGATTGTAAATTGAAATGATCTATAAACTGATCTGTTACGGAGATGACATGATCATCACCTAGTGTGATTGCTCTGGTATTTTCTTCCATACACTCGAGGCTCTTAAAGCCGACGGGCATAACATTCATCCATGCTAGGCATTTGTACATGTCGTTAAGTTGAGAATTCATCGTCATTGTCAAAGCAAACCCTGAGGGAATACCGTGATCAAGTCTAATGTAAACTCCACTTGCCATTGTTATTCGATCGACGGAGTCAAAAACAATTCTTCTGCGGATCATGGCATTGATCTCGCCGTCGTTGTACCATCTATTGATCATATCTACTATAGCCATAATCATAGTTATTGATGGTTTACCGTCAAAGTTCTTGTAATCACCTGCGATGAATTTATCGCCTGCTTCTCGGAGTCTGAACATAGTATTGCCCCAAGCTCTACTGCTAGGGTCCAAACCTCCTTGACAAGATAATTTGTCGTTGTTTCTAAACACCATGGACATCCATGCACCGAAGTACATTCGTGTTACCAACATCATGTCCATAGGTAAACACTCTATTGTTCGTGTGTCTACGTTGTCTATCTTTGTGTGACCTCTAAGTTCGTCTTTAGCGAAGGTCACTGAGAGTGTTGGTACGCTCTCATCATTTGAGTAAGCCTTGATTCGGGCTTCAACTGCTTCTTTTACTCTTTCATCCTTAAATTGGTAGGGATGGTCAGTTATTATGTTTCTTTTACCTTGTCCTTTGTACAATTTGACCCAAGGTTCCCCTGGGCTAGTTGTTCTATCAATGGAATCGATGTTTGTCTTTTCTTTTCCATTCAAGGCTGTGTCTAGATCTAAGATCTGTTTTCCTAGGTCTCCTTCTAAGTGTTCTTGTCTCGAAAAGAGATGGTCAGCAGCGATCAGTATATCATCTGGGTGAGGACATGCTGGCTCGGTGCAATACTTCAGTGTTCCCTTTAGTGTTGG